GTTATTTCTAACGTTACTGTTACAACTGCTAATAAGACAATTGCCGACATCAAACCAGGCGATTCTCTGAAGATTATTACAGATTCTTGCCCTGTCAAGACTCTACAAGATACCAAAGTTGATTTCATCTTTGGCGGTGCTATCTATCTAAACCAACCATTTATTGGTGGTTCTTCTGCTAATGGTGTAACCATGAAGGCAGAAAGAGATGAACTCTTTACTATCAACGATGGTGCTGATAATAGAACGTTTGAAGTCAACTCTTGTTCTGGAACTACTGAAATTGGATCTTACGTTGGTAGACTTGATGTAGGACTAGCATGGTCCAGCAACGCTTCTTACACTACTACTGCTTCTATTGAACCTGTAGTTGATCTAGATGATGTAGTTGCTTACAGTTACTATGTTGATCCACAGACTATTCAAACAAATGGTCCTGCTACTACCATCAGAGCAGCAACTGCAACTGGTAGTAATCCATCTCTACTACAGATTCCTGTTCAGTCTGCTGGTGAAGGAACTGGAAGATTCGCAGTTGGTGATCTAATTGCTGTTGGTCCTACTGCTTCCTTTACTGGTGCTGGACAACTTGAATTCCTTGTAGTTGATGCTGTTATCGCTCCTGATAGTGACATTCCTACTCTTGTCGCACAACGTGCTCAGGAAGGAACAGTCGCAATGAATCATAATGTTGGTGATTCTATTAGAAGACTCATCAAACATAAAGATTGGTCTCGTGTTAATGATGCAGAGATCAGACAGAGACAAGTTAGCGGAGCTCCTCTTGATTACCTCTCTGTAATTATTGAGAGAGGATACATCGTACAACAGAAACTAGATTATAAGCAATGGTTGAGATTTAGCAATAAGTCTAACAGTGAAGAAATTCTAACTGTTGTAAACGGTAGATTGGATGGAAAGATTCATACATCTGTGATGAATGAACAACTTGGAGATGGTGCTAAGTCTTATAGACAAGGTAGTCTCCACGTTACCAACAATCTAACGATGGGTGGTGGTGACTTTATCATCTATGATTCTGTCAGACAGACTGAACTATTCAAGTTAACCAACGATGATGGTCATGCTGATCACCAGGGTCTACTTAACTGGGATGCAGGTGTTGTTGCTAGAGGTGACTTCTTCTTATATCCAGCGTCTTGCCCAGAAAACGTCATCCAAGACCTAAATTGCACTCCATCGTTCTCTATCGATAACCTTGGAAATGGCACAGTTAGAACTTCCCTAACTATTACAGGGGAAGCGACTCCTACACCTACCGAGACAAATGTATTCTCTGTACAAAATCTTGGAGTTAATGGTGGAGATCAGTTTGAGATTAAGCAAGATCGTTCTATCGATGCCTTTGGTGTTGATAATTACTATACTAGCACTGGTGCAAGACACACCAGATATATCTCTGCTGCATCACCTGAGGCAGATCTAACTCTGATTCCAAACATTGTGTACATGGTAAATGTTCAGTCAACACAAACCTTGATTGTAACTCTACCATCTGGAGCACAAACTGGTGACGTTGTTAGACTAATTGACGTTGGTGGTAATCTTAAGTATGATACCACACTTGTTATTAGAACCCCTGAAACCAGTGGAACACCAATTCAAGGAGATTCTACAGGTACATTGTTTGGCGATCGAATTACACCATATCCTTCTGGTGAACTAGTCGTACAAACAGCAAATGCTGCATTTGCTCTGATCTATCTCGGTTCTACTGATAGTAATGATCAAATCGGAATTCCAACCAGTGTACAAGGTTGGTGGCTAATGGAGGTCTGATAAAAAAAGATGGCAAGTTACAACAGAATCAAAGCACAAAAAGCCAGTCCTATCGGCACAATCATGCCATGGACTGGCAGTTCTAGTACGTCTGATCTTGCTCCTGATGCAATCCCCAAAGGGTGGATTGTATTAAGGGGACAGCAACTAAGAGCAAGGGATTATCCTCTCCTTGCACAGGTAGTTGGAAATTTATATGGTCCATTTAATGAACCAGGACAACCTTTTGTAGGTATATCTAATTCATATCCAAATTATAATGATGATGACGTGTTCAATCTACCAACACTCAGTCAAGTATCATTGATTGATTTGGAGAGTAGTGGATTGACTCCTGCTGAAGCATTTGTTGTTGGTCAATATGTCTCTTTGAATGGTGCTGATTCTGCACAACAACCATTAACTAATGTTTTATCTTACATTGATATTAATTTTAGTGTTGATGTGAGTAGTGAACTGGCAGGAAAAATTAAAGGTATTGATTTTGAGGAACCAGCATACTTTGATACTCTTAGAATTATTCCTAGAAAATTAGGTGTAGAACACACTGCATCTCATACACACTCCAAACCTACTGATGGTTTCTATCCATCTGTAGAACTAGGTGGTGGTTACCTTGGATTGTTTGAAGCAGGTCTATTTGATGTACAGGATAGTGAATTCACCACTGGTGGTGATATTGGTCTAAATCCTCAGGAGGAGCAGGCAGATAGATTTAACCCTGGAACATTGACATGGACTGCATATGATCCTCAGGCAAATAGTCTTCCAACAATGTCTACATTCAGAAACTTTTCTGATGACTCGGATGTTATTCCTATCGTACCAACAGTAAACAGAACTGTAGCACAGTATGGTAATACTGTTGAATATCAAGATGATAATAGCTGTGTTGTAAACGTACAACAACCAGCAGTTACTGCTCCATTCCCACCGCCAGGCATTTACTTAGGACAGAGAAACTATTATCAGTCTGAAGATGTTCCTGGTTATAGAAGGGGAGAAGGTGTAACTTTTGTTCCTCCTGCAGGTGCAGTAAATACATTCACATTGAAAGAAAACCTAGGTGTAAGTGATGGACATTATCCGAAGACACTAGGTGAGTGGACTTATTTGTCTGGATCTATGGGATGGAGCACCATGGATGATCAGATTACGAATAATTTCCCATTAACTGGTGGCGGTGGTCAAGACATGATTGTCAACGCTACATTTGAACCATGGCCTGATCCTGCACTAGCAACAGGTGGATTTTCAGCAACAGTGGGTGACTTCGCAATTCGTGAGGATCCTCTTACTAACGCAACTGTACCTAACCCAAATAGTGAAGTTACATCTAGTGGATATTATGCTGGTGCTATTAACAGATGGGCATATAATAATGATGGTGGTGCGATTCAAGCGTGGACTGATTCAAGTGATTATGTAGAAGAAGAATTTACCATGACTGGTGGTAGTGGAACTGGTATGGTATTGAGAATTAGACTTGAACCATGGCCACAACCATTTGTACCAGGAGCGGCAATTGATGCTGCTACATTAGAAGGTTATCATAATGAAATTAATGCCATTGAAGATGACGATGACTGGACAGATGGACCAGGACCTGATGGTTGGTACAATAGTGATGGCATGGGCAACGATGATTGGTTCTATTCTCTCGATGGTGATACTGCCCAATATTGGAATAATTATGGTGAATCTGTAGTTGCTACTTGTAAATCTAGTGATGGTACATTAGTAGCAGCAGATGGTAGTGGTTCTGGTGCTGAAATTAGAATTAGAATTGAACCAGCAAGAGGTAATAATGAAAACTCTACTTATCCTCCTAACTCACGATGGAAATTATTAGAAGTTGTTGAGCCTGGTACTGGATTTACTGCTGGTGTACAACTGCAGTGTTTCTTTAACACTGATAGAAGACTAGCACTAGGACTTCCTAATACTTTTATGAGCAATTCTAATAACACTAACGATGGTATTTTGAGAATTGGTAGTGTTTCTCCTGGTACACAGTATCCTAATAACAGTAGAATGAGAATTGAATCTGTTGTTGAACCTGGAACTGGATACGCAGTTGGAGATGTATTAAGTTTCCAATTTAATACACCAAGAAGAATTAATGCTGGTCTTGGCACTACCGATTTTAATCCCGATCCAATTAGACTGGATGGTATTGTTGTAAATGGTGGTTCTCCTGTCAATACCAGATATAAGATCAATGCTATTAATAATTTGGGAGAAGGTTATTCTACAGGTGACTTACTAACTTTCCCAACAGCTCAATTTAATCCATTTACTCCTGCTATTTCTACGTCGGAATTGTTTGGAGTCCTTACAGCTTACCCTGGTCCTACTGGTGGTGGATCTGGTGTTACTACGGATCCAGAAGATTATTATGGTGCTGTTGGTGCTGGTAGGGATACTCCTTACCCAGTTACACTAAATCATGGTGCTGATGCATTCACGTCCAACTCACTTGGATCTCATAATCACTTCACAGTTGATTTAACAATGACCAAGGGACAAATGGATTTGCCTGGCACTATTCTGATAAATAATATGACGACTGGAAACGTTGAACCTATCAATGTTGACAGGGGATTAAGCGTACAGATTAATCCTAACACACCATCTCTAACTGTACTGTATATTATCAGAGCATATTAATATGGCAGTATTTTATACCAGAGAAAAAGCAAAGTTAGGAACACTAACTGGATCTATTATTAATTGGTCAGATCAATTAACATCTGCTGATCCAGAGGATCCTAATACCCTGTCAAAATTGCCAGCAGGTTACCTTAGATGTGATGGATCTGTGTATCAAGCAGAGGTTTATCCACAGCTAGCAGAAGTTCTAGGAGTTGGCACTAGTTGCAGGTATAAAAAACCTGATACTGATTTATTAGATAATCAGTTTCAGGTTCCTGATCTAGGTGCTAAGAGTATTAGAGCATCAAACTCTGCAAACTTGGGTGACTATGTTGACACTTACTTACAGAATGATTCTGGTCAGACTATCACTAAATCTGGTGTTGGGTTAGAAGTTAGTTCAAATATTGGTACAGTATTTGAAGTTCAATATCAAGGAAATTTCTTCATTCCATCTCAGTCTCTGACAATTACTGGTCAACCAGGATTTACAAGATCTACTGGTAACTATACAGAAGAGTCTGAAGTATTGGCAACTGCTTTCCAACCACATGCTCATTTCCATGATGGTAAGAGAGCAAGGACTGCTGCTTCTAATAATAATGAGTTTGGTATTTTTGGTAGAAACTCATATACTTCCAAATCTACGTTGTGTATTATGCCATGGGCAAATAATACTGCACAACCTCTATGTCAGGCAGTAGCATCCATTGATAAAGCATCGAGCACCCAGAGAGTTAATGGTCCTGCTGGATGTATTTTTGGTGGTAATAAGAGAATTTACTATGGTGCATGTTGGTCTGGTTGTACCTTTGATCAACAGAGTAAGTGTTTGATTCCTGGAAATATTCCTGGCCAAGGTACATTTGGTTGTGCTACTGGTGGATCTCAGGGTGGATTCGCTGTTTGGAATGAAGACAGCGGACAATGTGGTAACATCAATTATAGTGGTACTATGGGATGTACTGTTGAAGATCCATGTATCATTGGTGCTATTATTTGTAATGATAAAGATGGTTTGGTAAAAGTGGATGCTAACTACACACCATCAACTGTTAGTCAAGCAACTCAACTTCCTTTTGATTCTCAACCAAACGTAGCAACTTTTGGTGCAGTGAACAACGTTATCAATGATGTAGAATCATTTGGTAATGAGTGTAATCACAGACACTTTGTTCCTTTTGAACAAGATGATCATACCTATGAGGTAAAAACAAATGCGGTAAATGTTCCTGCTACTGATATTGTATCTACTATTCAGATCGATATCAATGAAGAAAACAAAGCAGATGGTTATATCCAACCATTTTTAGTTCAAGAGTTTTTGATTAAGTATTAAACAGATGGCAACATACAGGGATTCATACGCTAATTATTTGTCTGATAAGGGTGGAAAACACACTCCTGTCGGTACAATTCTTCCTGTGTTTGTTGGTACTGATCAACAAACTGATGGTGAGAGTCCAGAATATAGTTATCAAAGTCATCTATATTGTGATGGCAGAGAACTAAAGATCAGAGATTACCCTGAATTATATTCTATTATTAAAAATAGGTATGGTGGCGCTGCTGCTGTAACTGTCACTCAATCTGCAGCTCCTGGTGGACTAAGGAGATCATATATTATTAACAATAAGGTATTCTTCCAGTTTTATAAGGATGCTACTAATGATAAGGTAAATGTACAAATGCCTTATCCTTATAACTCTGCAATGAGATTTGAGGTGATGGGACAGTTCCCTACGTCTGGTGGAATTTTTAATACAACTACTTTTTACACTTTAAAAGAACCAACTGAAGATGTAAGTGCTCAAGCACAAACAGATGAGTTTGCATATGAAGTAGTAGTTCCTGATAATGTTGATGTATCTACATTTCCAGCAGCACAATATACATGGTCGTTTGTTACTCCATCTCTAGCATTACATCCAGAGTTGGTAGTTCAGAAGTCATTCTCGATGAGAGACTACCCCTATAATATTGGTACATTTAAGTTGCCAGATTATAGAAACAGAAAAATTTTGGGATTTGGTAATGTTAATGGTGCTGGCACAGCAACACCAGAGAATGCTATCAATAACTTTGTGGGGCAAACTGGTGGACAGTGGTACATTGCTAAGAATACACTAATTGATAGTGGAGAATTTTTTAACGTTGGTGACGTAAAAACAACAGGATATAGTGACATTGTTGCTGACATCACTGCATATACTGTTGGTAGTGTTAAGTATAGAGTGGGTCCAATTGATGACTATACATTCCCATTCCCACCTGAGCACAACCATAGAATTCTATCTGTAGAAGTTGATGAGACTAAACAGGCAGAACTAGGACCATCTGAAGTAGATAAATTTGCTGTTAACTATATTAACGGTAGAGCAAACATTAGTTTGTTTGAACCAGAGGGTGCATCTGGATCTGCATTAGGACACTCTCATGGTATTATTGGCACGGCATTGCCAAGTGCTGCTATGGCAACTTATGGTAATACTGCTGGTATTGGTGAAAGAGATGCATCTTACAACTATTCTGTATCAGAATCTGCAGCTATCAATCTGCTGTCTATAACATATGACTCTTCTTCAGGTTACATTACTATCAATTGTGATGGAAATCATGGATTTGGCGTAGGTGATAACATCACTGTCAGTGGAGCAACTCCACTTTCATACAGTGGTAACTTTACTGTCATTGCTAATGGACTGGGTTCAACTAGTTTTAATGTAGAACCAAGAACAGGAGAAATTCCTGGTGTTACTCCAGCAACATTAGCAACAGGTGCAAACGTAAAATTAGCAAATGGATATTTTGTAGAAACAGAAGTTACTCAAGCACCAAGAGTATACGTTGTTGATGGTAACACATTGGTTGGTGGTAAGCAAGCAGAGTTTGAAATTCCAGGAAATGCTATTACTCTAAAAGAAGAGACTCTAACATCAGCAGAAAGTAGAACTATTTCTGTTCCAGATCCTGCATTGGGTGAGGTTATTGGTATTGAATGTACTATGACTGCCCCAGGTGGTGGCGGTGCTGATAGTGATAATGATGGTCAGGATGGTGGATCAGCTTCCATCACTCTCGACGTTGATGGTCAATTGTATACCATTACTGCATTTGGTGGTAAAGGTGGACAAGCAGGAAATAGTGGTGGCGCAGGTGGAGATGGTGGACTATTATCAATTCCTGCTTCACTAGCAACAGATAGTAGATTTAGTATTACAATTACAGAAGGTATTGACGGTGAAGATGGCGGTGGAGCAGGATCTTCCACATCTTTCACTCTTGGTGGTGGTGGTGCTTTAAGTCCACAACCAGGAAATAAAGGTGGTAATGGTCAAGCAACTGGATTCCAATCTACAGAAAATCAACCAGAACAAACATTTACTAGCAGCGGTTCTTGGAATATTCCTCCAGCAGCTCCAGGTGAACAAAGTAGAAGTATTAACGTTCAAATATCTGGTGCTGGTGGCGGTTCTGGTAACCCAAATGCTAACTCTGGATGTAGTGCATCATGGCCTGGTTGGCCAACATCAACTGGTGGTAAATCTGGTGCCTGTGGTGGTTATGGTGGTAGAGGTGCAAGATTGACAGGAACCTTGGCACAGCAAGGAGGAACTTTATCATGGGTAATGGGAATTGCAGGTGGAACTGGATTTAATAATAAAGACGGTAACACTGGAACTGGTAGTGAAGCAGGTCCTGCTAGTGGTGGTGGCGGCGCTGGTGGTACTGTTGGTGGATCCTCTGGTGTTGGTGCATGGGGTAACGGCGCAACTGGCGGTGGCGGTGGCGGTGTAACAGGATTCTTCCTTGATGGTGTAGCAATCGCTGGTGCTGGCGGCGGAGGCGGCGGCGGTGGATCAGGTGGTGGTTTCAACGGTGGTGGTACTACTGATGGTTGCTATCCTGGTGGAGACGCTCGTCCTGCTTCTCAGGGTTTAATCAACGCTCCTAACGCTCTAGACTTTGCTGATGGTGCTAACGGATCTTCTGGTAGTTGTACCGCAGGATCTGGTGCTGGTGGCGGCGGTGGATGTGGTGTCATCGGACAAGCAGAAGGTGGTGTAGGTGGTCAAGCAGGTGTTGGTCACAATGGTAATGGTGGTGGTACAGGTGGTCGTCGTGGTGCTTCAGCATATAGAGGTAGTTTTTGGCAGGGTGCTGTAAGTTTAGACGATGTAGGTGCTCTTCCATCATCAAATGGTTACGTTAAAATTCAATTCAGCAGAACTACACTACAATATGATCCTACTGGTGGTGCTGGTGGTCAAGGTGGAACAATTTCTATTGAGATCAGTGACATCGTTGCTCCTGTTGTTGCAACGTTGCAATCTCCTGGTCAAGGTGGTGGATCAGCACAAGATGGTGGTAACGGTCAAATTTATGTAAGATATGCTGGACAGGAAGCAGGTACTACACTCCCAGGTGAAACTACAGTTCCAACTGGTAAGTATTACAATGGATCTGAAAATGGTACACCAGCTGGTGCTCCTCTAGACGGAAATATTTGGCAGTCTTCTACTGATGATAATCTAAAACAAATTGGTTTCGGTCCTGGTACTGGTAGCACTTCTGGATTTAGCTCTGCGAATATTCCTTTTGCAGGACAGAATAAAATTACACAATATATCAAATTTACTGGTGCTGCAGCAGATGCTGGTGGTGATAGACAATTAGTTATAGGTACACTTGCATTGTCAACTGTAAATGCAATACGATTTACTGTTATTAGAGGTAACGGACAAAATGGTGGTGAATCACCAGATGAAGCATTGAATTTATTCTACCAAAAACAAGGATCAACAAATACTACGTTGTTCCAAGAAGTCTTACTTGCTTCTAATACTGAATCTGGATGGCAAGCAGTTGATATTCCACTAGCAGAAGGATCTCCTATCAGAGATGATGGTATCACACTTATCTTGTCACAAGATAGACCAGGCGGTGCAAATGATAATGCCACTGCAGGTGCTGATAATTATGGTCTTGCTGCTATGACATTGTTCTACGATCCAACGATACAAAATACATTTGTATCTACTGGTGGAGCATCTTTACAAGGTAACCTAGATGATGCTGGTAATCCAATCAATTCCGATGTTGGTATCAGTCAGGTAAGACGTGAGGTAACTGCAAGAGATGCTGCCTTGACAGTTACGGATGGAACGTTTACAATGTCATCATCTACACCTATTGTTACTACAGCAACGGTTGTATCTGAAAATGATATCCCACTAATTACTAAGTATCATAGAGTAAAATACCTGATCAAAGCATACTAAAATATGGCAGAACAATTTATTTTTCCTCCAGAGAAACTGGTTGGTGATTTTCGTGACTTTATTGGTGTCTGGGATGGTTTCATGCCACATGAAATGTGTGATGATATCGTTCGTAAATGTCTAGAGGCAAGACATAACAATGGTTGGATGAACATAGACAATGGTTCTACACAGTTTCCAAGTGCAAAGCTAGGTCGTAGTGACTATCAGTATTTGTTCAATGAGCATGAGAGTGTTCTATCTAATCAAGTAAGAGAATATTTAAAATGTTGTGTCTCAAGTTATGTTATTGAGTATGCTGCATTGAAACCAACGAAGATGGTCACAAACATCATCAAGTTTCAACTAACACCTCCTCGTGGTGGTTATCATGAGTGGCACTATGAAACATCATCATACTTTGCTGCTAGTCGTGAGTTAGTGTGGACAATCTATCTTAATGACATGCCTGATGGTGAAGCAGAAACAGAGTTTATCTACCAAAAACGTAGGATTCAACCAAAGAAAGGTAGAATTGTAATATGGCCAGCAGGATTCACACATACACACAGAGGAAATACTGTGTTCTCACAAGATAAATACATCTTGACAGGATGGATTCATAAAACAGTATAAACATGGAAATCGCATCACCATCAAAAACATCATTATATTTGAATGCATTTGATAAGAACATTCAAGTAGACGGTGTTATCAAAACATTTGACGATGAATATTGGGTAGCAAACATTGTTCCTATCCTGTATCCTCTATGGGATTCTGATAAGGATAAGTTGGAAGTCTTTGTTAAGTACAAGGATGGTACTACAAAGATGAACAAGACCAAGTATCAACGTCAGCAGAAGACTGGTGTATACAAGTGGGTCTCGTATCAGTTTGACTTGACACCTTTCCCTACTGAAGTAGAGACTCTGTGTGATCGTCTCATGGAGAAGTATACAGAGTACAGAGTAGGACAAGAGAATGATCTAGAGAGATCACTAGCAGGTCAGTTTGCTAAGTCTGCTATTCTTAACTGGAATAAGGTTACACTAATCAGAAACTTCTTACTTAGTGACAGTGACTGGACACAACTAGGTGACGCACCACTCACTGATGCTCAGAAAGCAAATTGGAGAACATATCGTCAGAAGTTGAGAGATTTGCCAGCAGATCAACAAGAGATTGCTGCTAACATGGTCGTGTTCCCAGTAACACCATCTAAGCACGAAGCAATGGAAGATGGCAAGGAGTATCTATCTGATGAACATGATCATTTCTATAGAATGAATCAGGTAGTATACAGTAAGTTTGCAGATAGAATTACTAATTATCTTGCAATTGCTATTTCTACAGCAGCAATTGATGATATGCCTGTCAGCAAGGTATACAAACCAGCAACTGGTGATGCATCCCTTGACACTGTTCTAGAAATGATTGAAGACGGAGAGATTGGATAATGTTAATTTCATTTAATCCTAAAACAGAAGCAATGCTAGTAGCAGATTATGCTGCTCTAGCTAACAAGTATATTATTGTTGTTGATAACAGTAAGTATCACACACTGTCTACTGCTAAGAAAGCAGAAGTCTTTGCATGGTATGAGGATATCATGCCAGAAGCAGAGATTGATAGAATCTTTGAACTAAAGACAGTATACTATTATTTCCCAAATGAGCAGAGTGCAGTGGACAATTGTTATGACTGGTTCCCACAACCACAGAACTGCCCTGATGCTGACCATCACATCCCAGCATATGTAATCAAACCTAATGGTGGCATTCCATACGTCAACGTAGATCCAACACCACCAGGCGAGGGTTGACACGCTCCTGACAGCATGGTAGGATAGCGACAGCGAGCACGAGATCCATGCTTGAATTTTGCTATGAACTACCTTACGAGGAACT